GGTCTGAAGATCCTCACGAACAGCAGCGGATCTGGAAAGGCCCAATGAGAAATGATGGTAACAAGGTAACAGATGGAGAATGGATAAAATGAGGTTTATTATTCCTCCTATGACGCCTGAAGAAGCAGTCACTTCTGTTCTTAATGTATGTATGCATACTATGAACAATAAACTTCCATGGGATGATGCTCGAAACCTTCTTATGCAGCTAATGCAGGATTCATTTGAAATGGGTATGGCTAAGGCTAAAGAACCGGTCCCAACAGCAAATGGAGAGCACGTTGATAAACTCGCGTAATGTATGCTTTTCAGGTGGTGCTAAAGGAGCTGATTATCTCTTTGGTGAGTGTGCGGCTCTTTGTGGACATAAAGTCATGCACTTCTCATTCGAAGGACATAAACCAAAAAGTAAAACTAATATATATGTTTTGCCAGAACAATATCTTCTTAAGGCTGACCCGCATATAAAAAAAGCTAATAGGTTCTTGGAAAGAACTTTTCCTTCTAAATCGGTTTATGTCGATAATATGCTTCGACGCAATTTCTTTCAGATTAAATCAACTGATCGAGTTTATGCTGTCACTTATATGGATCCTAAAACAGGGCTCCCTTCAGGTGGAACTGCTTGGGCAGTTGTAATGGCAGCACAACGTGGTGTTAAAGAGATTTACCTCTTTGATCAAACAACTCAATGGTGGTGGCAGTTTAGTACATTCAATGGTGTCTTTAATGAAACTATTGATTGGAAACAAATTGACAAACCTCCCACCCCATCAGGACATTATACAGGTATTGGATCTCGAGATCTCACTACTGCTGGTGAAGAAGCAATTGTAAAGTTGTTTGAAGAATGCGAATAGAAATATTAAAAGAACATAAGAAATTTGAAAAGAAGAGGATTCATAAACTCATTCGAAATGTCATTAAATTTGCTTTGGAAGAAGCACTTCCTGTAGATAAATTTCAAGTAAAAGAATCTTTGATATATGTTGAATTAGAAACATTGACAGAAGGAGCTGGTGTTTATGCAATGGACGAAGTCCCGCACCGGCAGTTTAGTATGTCTGTTGCTAATGATTTAAATTTGTCTCAGACAATCGAAGCAGTTAGTCATGAATGTGTTCATATATGGCAGCAATTAAGAGGGGATCTTATAACTACTGATACAGTAATTCCTTATAATATTTGGAAAGGAAAAATTTATCCTTGGGTAGAAAATTACTCTTGGAGATATTTCAATGCTCCTTGGGAACAAGAAGCTTACGCTTTGGCCCCATACCTCTACTACAATTTTTTGAATAAAATGAAAGGTGATATATAATGCACTCGAAACCATCAGTTACTTGTCCTGCTAAATTGATAGGAACACCACAACAAAACGTGAAACTTAAGCGTGGGGGTGTGGGTCGTCAATCTGGAAATGGTCCTTCTGGATATAAAACAAATCCTGCTAAACTTCTTTCGCGCTCTTTGGCTGAAAGAACTGGTGTTAGTTTGGCAGCTAAAACTCGTCAAGAGGAAAATTTTAAGAGGAAAAGAATTCCTGTTAAGGTAATTTGAAATGAGTAATTGGAAATGGCACTTTGTATGGGCAGCTGCCCTTACTGGTATTATAACTGCTATTGCTTACAACACAGCTCAATATAACATAGAAGCGGTTAAGCAGGATGCTTTTATGATGAAAGCGTGTATGGATGCAGGTGGATCTTGGGAAGTAGATTGGAGAACACAAAGAAATTGTAAAAGACCTGGAAGTTAAGATCTTTTATTCTTCTTGACATTTGACGTTAAAGATGCTATAAATAACTATGACACTTGTTGATATGAGGTAGGTAGATACTAAGACCTGGGGGCAGTACCCAGCGCCTCCACCATGAGAACATCTAGGGATTAAATGCTACGCCAATAGCTATTGTCCTAACAAAGTTAGGGAACCAGAAGGTTGGCGCCTTCGAATAAAGTACCGGTCGGAAACCGGAGATAGGATCCAGGTTCGGTTCCTCTTGTCCTCAGAAGGCAAGTAGCTTAAGGACTGATGTTCTCATGGAGGGGGCGAAATAGGATCGATTGGTATTGAGAAGCCGCATGGAGAGTGTATCGGTGGTCGAGCGACCCGTAATAAATGCAAACGTACTTGCACCTATGGATTACGCCTTCACGGCGTAATCGGGAGTCCGGAGAGAACTTAGCAACAGAATCTCTCCACTTATTCGAAATGGGAGATATTATGATTATACCAGAATTTGTTTCTCCTACAGCCTCTTTTATAGAGGATATAGAACGACTAGTTAAAGAGGATAACCTCAATCATTTGGATGCAATCATTCATTGGTCCGAAAGTAAGAATATTGACCTAGATTATGTCGCGACACTTGTCTCGAAGAATTCGACATTAAAGAGTAAGCTTCGGTCAGAAGCAGAAACCTTAAATCATATTCCAAAGAGTAAGAGGTTGCAAATCTGAAGTGCGAATAACCTTCTTAGGTAAATCAAAAAATAAAAAATTAACAAAGAAGCTCCTCAGGGAGGCATCAAATTTTTATTTAGATTTACTTAACTTGTCTTCCAAAATAAAACGAAAAATACATCTTAAAATTGATTTCACTCAAAAATTAGCTACTAATGTAGTAGGTAATAGCGGAGCAGTAGTTTTTGATCTTTCTGATCCAGCTCCTCGTAATTTTGAGATATGCTTACATCCTAAGATAGGATATAGACCTACCCTTTCCACTTTAGCTCATGAATTAACCCATCTCGAACAATTAGCGACCGGTCGTCGTTATAATTTTGTTAGAGCAGAGAATATCGTTCGTTGGGAAGGTAAGAATATCGATGAGCAAAAAATAGGATATTGGGATTCTCCATGGGAAATAGAAGCTCATGGAAAAGAAGTTGGTATGTTTGTACGCTTTAAAAAGCACTTGAAAGTGAAGTATGGAACTCGAAAGAAAAAAGCTTCTTGATTATATGGATAAAAGTTTATGGGTCATAGTAACTTCTACTTTTGATCCAGATAGATCAGCATTTTTAAAACCTGAACTTGTTAAAGAATTTCCAGATCTCATTGAAGATATACAAAGAGTTTTAGATGAAACATATGAATATTCTCCTGATGTAGTTCAAGATCTTGTCAATGAAATAATTGCAACCGAATATATAGGTGGATAAGATGAGTAATCATGGCCTTTATCAATACTCTACTAATCAACTAAAAAGAGAATTGGAAAATAGGGATTGTTCCTCATTTCGAGTTCGACTTAATGAACATATTCACAATTTATACTGGGACTTTTGTGAAGGTAAGATAACCGATCAAAAACTCAAAGCTTTCTTTGCAGCAACGATTGACCAAAGGTTTGTATGAACACATTCCAATGTTTTCAAGAATACACAGCTCTTAAGCTTTATTTTACTGCCTCTTATGATTACATGAAATATGGAGCTAGAGTAAAATCTGCAACTCCTTTAGCTCTTGAACGTCATAAGAATCGATACGCTTTCGAAAAATTAGCTAAGATGAGAGATCCTCGTGGGTACTTAATTTCTAATTTTCTTAAGGATCGTGTATGGATTGGGGATATGATTTCTACTGAAGGTGAACAAGATTATAAGGCATGGAAGAAACTTAACGACTCTTTAGATTATTCATTGTTGGAAGAAGTTAAGCAGCATGTAGGAGAAGATCCTAGTGCTGCTTTAACGGCTACTAAAGGATATCCTCTTTTATTGAAAAAGTATCTTCGTGGTCAGGTTTCAATAGAACTTCTCCTTGCTTTAGACTATTGCGTAAATATAAGGCATCATTGGGATCAGTGGATGCATGGCGACATGGTATGGGAAGAACTTAGACACAAGATGGTTAAGTATCAGCCCTTCTTTTATGTCAATGATTTAGAACCATTCAAGAAAGGATTGCAGGAATACTATGCTGACAGAACGTGAAAAGCTTCTAAAGCACTGGGAAGAAAACCAGGATAATTTTACTCCAGCAGAATGGGGTATATTACTAGATGCTAGGAAAGCAGGTTATAAAAATTTTTATGAAACTTTTGATAAGTGTAAAACTCAATATAGTATAAATTATGGTAAAAAGATCTTTATTGATATACTAAAAATGTACATTGAAGATATGAAACAAGCTGAAAAGATGCAACAGAAGATGTTTGATGATGCGCTTGATGCAATAGATGAGGCAATGAATGACAACTATACAAACAGAAAGACAAAAGCTTCTTGATCATATGGAGAAGAAGAAATATTCATCTTTCAAAATTGAACAAATTATGGTAATAGCTCAAGAGCGAAGATTAAAAGGTGATTGGACTTTAGATCTTGCGGAAGATATTCGATATATTTTAGAAGAAGATGATGCAAACGACTGAGAGAGAATTTCTTCTTAATCGCATGGACAGGTTTAAACCTGTCCGGCGCTGTAACAAGTGTTTTGGACCTATGAGAAGATCAGGTCGTTTTCCATTTGAAGGTACTAAGGTGTATACACCTGATGATCTTTTTAAAGATATGGAGTATATGAGAACTTGGCATAAGGTTGAATATTGGGAATGTCTTGCTTGTGTTCTTTTAACAGCTATATTTCCTTTAGAATCTCAAATAAACACTTGACATTGTTACATAAATACACTATACTAAAGACTTACATTATGTTGATATCCTTTTGAAAATAAAGAAACTATCATACAAAATATTATCATACAATCATAAAGGAGACATATTACTATGGCAAAATCATTTGCTGAAATGAAGAAACAACGCGCCGAACAGATGAAGGCGCTTACGTCGAAACTCAACGACGCTACCGGTCAAACATTTGTAGAAGATGACCGCTTCTGGCAACCCACAGTAGATAAAGAAGGTAATGGATATGCGATCATCCGGTTTCTCCCAGAAATCGAAGGTGAGGACGTACCATTTGTGCGTATTTGGACGCATGGCTTCCAAGGTCCTGGGGGCTGGTATATCGAAAACTGTCTTACCACGATCGGTAAGGAAGATCCTGTTGCGGAATATAATAACATTCTTTGGAATAGTACGACTGATGATAAATCTCCTCAAAGGAAGCAAGCTCGAGACCAAAAGCGAAAGCTTGGATTTATCTCTAATATTGAAGTTATAGAAGATCCTGCTAAACCAGAATGTGATGGAAAAGTATTCCTGTTCAAGTATGGTAAAAAGATCTTCGATAAGATTAAAGAAAAGATGGAACCACCTGAAGCGTTCAAGGATGAAACTCCTATGAATCCATTCGATATGTGGGAAGGTGCAAATTTCAGGCTTAAGATTCGTAAGATCGAAGGCTATAGAAATTATGATGCTTCAAAGTTTGAAGAATCTACACCAATAGCAAAAGATGACAAGACAATTGAAAAGATCTGGAAGAGTGGTTATGCTCTTCAGGAGTTTCTTGCTCCTGATCAATTCAAGCCTTATCCAGAATTGCTTGCAAAGCTCAATAAGGTTCTTGGTATCAACACACAGGAAAAAACTAACAAGGGACTTCCTGTAAATGAACCTGAACCAGAAAGAGCTGCTCCAAAGTTTAAAGCAAGAGCAGCTGAGGAAGAACCTGCTGATACAGAAATTCCTGAAGGACTTGATGATTCTGTTGACGATGAAGATGGGTTGAACTTCTTCAAGAACTTGGTTGACAAGTGAAGTTAACAGTTCCTGTTATGGGTGGTTCGGTTGGCGTTGGCGACCGAGTCATCTGGTACTCGAAAACATTCGGGATGCGAAATGGTAAGATCCGTAAAATCGTTCAGGAAGAAGGAAATAATACTTACATATCTGTAACTCCTGATAGTGATCCATATACAAGTGTACCTTTAAAGAATTTTCCTTATGTTTTAAAGGAAACTGGTTTCATTAAAAGTATGTTTGATTTAAAAGGAGAACAAGATGATAGTTGGGAATGAAAAAATAAAAGTAAAAGTTGGAAATGGTGAAGTGAGTATAGGATCCAAAATAGCTTGGGTTCCTAAATATGGTAGTGTTCGAACAGGAACAGTAGACCTTATTGCTCAAGTCGGCGGCTGGAATAATTCATGGAAAACAAAAATTCGTGTAGCTGTTGATAAAAAAGATGGAGATTTTTATAAGCCTCCTCAGACATTTTATAATCTTAATAGAGTCATTTCTTTACAAAATTTACCTATTGTATAAAACAAAAGGGCCCCGCGGGGCCCTTTTTACTAACCACCTCTATTAGGTGGAGTTCCGTGTTCATTATCTCCATCATATGCAATCTTTTCACGAGTTCTCCCATAAGCACTAATACCGATAATTGCACCAAAACTAAGATGAAATATTGAACCACCAGTAGTAGTTAAAGGTACCCATACAACATTGGTGGTATGGGTTATCATTGAAATAAAAGGCATTCCAAGAGGAGCCAGAAGAAAATCGAAAAGACAGATAAGAAGATATGTGTAAGCAGCAGTTGGTCTCCAACGAGAGGTATACCAAGATTCTTCTTGAATATTACTCTCTGTGCTACTTTTAACGACTACAGTTGATGTAGTATTAGGGGGTGGTTTTGGTGCATTAGGATCTAGAAAACCAGGAAGCGGTGCATCATCTGCCATATTATATCCTTTTATTGATATTTATATTGAGCATATTCCTATATGGTCTGGATCTGACTTCTGACCATATCCGTCATTTCCAGGTCCTGGAGACATCTGTTCAGGATGATGGGTTGGTTTTGTCATAGGTCCTGAACGATCTTGCATCTTTTGAACTGCAGAAGGCTGGGGTGCATCTGATTGATCAAGTCTAGAATCTCGAGCTTTATCAGCAACTTTCCCAGATTCTACTACAGCTGCAGCATCACCTGTTCCCATAGGATCATCTACTTTTTGTATTCTATCAACAGGAGTGATATATGGCTGTACAGGTGAGGCGTCGGGTACTTTGTTAACTGGTGTATCGTATTCTTCCTGTCCTGTAACATTACCCATCTGATCATATGTAGGACGTGTTTGAGGAGGCTTGACACTTGTATCTGAAGCACCTACAGGATTATCACCTCTATCATGAACATCAGGTAGATCTTCATCTGGAGCAGCTTTGAGTGTAGCTTGTTCTTCTTTTGTTAACTTAACAGCAGTAGCATCGCCTATAGTAGTAGGAGTTTTTGTTGGTGCTGGTGTAGCATCAGCATTTGGTGTTCCTGCTGTATCAAGGGTACCTGCACGAATACCTGAAGTGACTCCCATACCTTCATCAGCTTCTTTGTGTCCAGGATTTACTTCCCCGTGACCAAAGACGCTTGTTTTAGGATCATATCCCCATTTAGCAGCCCGTGAACCTACAAGTTTAGCAGCAGCTTCCTTTTGAGCAGGTGTTACATCTCTATCATCTTTAGCAATAATTTCAACACCTTCCATATTGCTATTGCTCTTACCTGCACCTTTCTCACCCCAACCTGTTTTCATATGAGAGGCTTTTGAACCATCAGGAAGAAGTTGATGCACAGTTCCTTCTCTATCTATAACAAATTGAACACCTAGATTTCTATCTTTAAGTGTATTTTCAACCCCTGATACATCACCGCGGGCGCCTGTATGATGAATGATCATACCCTGAACATTATCCATCTTACCTGTAGAAGTAACACCTGATACACCTGAACGGTCATTAATTTTGAAAGCACTTTGTGCACCTGGCATTCCTGCTAGGACAGGTTGAGGTTTAGTACCAGGAATAGCTGCAACAGCATCTTTACCTGGGGTAAAGGTTAGACCATTATCAGCAAATCCTTTTTTAACAGATTCAGGAATTTGATTCTGATACTTTGCAATTTCATTCATATCAAGTTGAGAAGATTTTTCGATATGATCTTTTAAACCTTGTGGGAGTTTCTTATAATCTTCACCCATTCCATCAATAAGCTTTTGACGCGCTATACCTGTAACCATGGTACTCATTTTACCATCAGGTCCGATTACTGATGCTAATTGACCAGAACCTAATTTAAATCCTGGTGGTATAGCAACTTGTGCTGGAGTACCTTTTGTTTCAACAGGAACATTAGCACCAAATTCTTTTGGTAAACTAGCAAGATGACCCATACGTTGAGAAATAGCTGCACCTGCATTAGCAGGTCTTTCATAATTGGTTACAAGGGCTGATACCATTTCTTGATGGGAAGCATTAGGATTATTAAGTGTATCCCAAGATTGCTTATAAGATGGATTAGTTTTCATTTCCCAGATAGCAGCTTTTGTTTGTTCTGCTACTGACATATCCTTCGGAAGTTTTCCAAATTGTTTTTCAATAGCGCCAGCTCTTTGTGGATCCCATTGAACAATACCTTGAGACATATGTTTAACGTCCCAATGTTCATCTGAAGGTTTTCGCAATGACTCACCACTCATATTAGCTACTAGTGAACGAGCAGCTTTATCCGAAAGTCCTTCTTTAATAGCAGTTTGATAAGCTTCATTTTGATTGACAGCTAAACTACCGGTAGCAGGTCGACCGACTGCACCACCTATTCCAGGTCTAAAAGTTGGTGGTGCAGCTTGACCAGTAAATCGTTCATTAAATGAAGCTGGTGCGTTAGAAGGGGTACCTGATTGTATGCCTGTAGAAGATCTAGTCCCAGTTGTTCCGTCAAGGATACCTCCTAATGATGTTACTCGGCGAGTTTGTTCAAGCATTCTATTAAAGAACCCTGGACTATATTGACCCTTATCAGTAACTTCTCCAGAGTTAGGATCATTACCTGCTATTCCAGGACCAGGTGGTGGTGTTTTGGGGCCATTCCATGGAGCTCGACCTTCCCAAACATTATCAAGAGCATTGTTTAGTTTAGAAGTAATACCGCTATTTCTAATTTGATTTAAACGATCTGCTTTTTCTTTACCATATTTTTTTACATCATCTGGATATTCATTCTTTTTAGCTTCATCAGATTGTCTTACTGCATGGGTTCCTAAACCTAAGGCAGATAATCCTAATGTGGCTATAGCACCTGGTAACATTTTTAAAAGCATAGCTGTCATTGCAGCTTGGGTTAACATATTTCCACCACCTGCAGCTACAGGATCTTCTTTTCTCTTGTATAAATCATTTGATGCATCTACACCGACTGTTTTTAAAGAATCAGCATTAATTTTAGCTAGCTTATATTTGAGACGACTGATTTCATCGGTATTGGATGCAATGGAATCTTTGAGGTGATCAACCTTTCGACCTACAACATTAATAGAATCTTGCTGTTCTTGAAGAGTACGAGCTACAAAGGTATTAACCTTTTTTGCATCATTCTGGAGAGTATTGAGGGCTACAACCGTATTGTCAGCTACTTTTTGGATAGCTTTGACAATATCATATTGATCTACTTTATAATTAGTAAATCTACTAGAAGTAGATGGCATGCCGATAGTAGTTACGTTGCTATTATCATTAGCATGGGCTATTTTCTGTGCAATGGTTGTTGTCGCTTTATCACCAAGCAAGGCCTTAAAACTACCCTGAAGGAGATCTTTTGCAACATTGGTTTGAGTATTTGGAGCCATCCGTTAACCTTTTGTTTTTATTTATAAGGATGACATCTTTTTAGTACTAACAACGTCGATTATGGCTTGATTCTTCTTCCCAGTACTCTTTATAAGTGATAGTTCTTCCTTCGAAAGATTAGTAGAAGTGTTGGTCTTATTCAAGTCATAAAGATATCCTACATAGATATCACGTTCCCAAAGAATCAGATTCTCCCAATCACTCAAGTTCCACCCATAATGATGTACAAAAGTGAAATTAGTTTTATAATAATTATGAAGATTGTTATGTACTAAGCAAACGTAAAAAAATCATTTAACGATGACAGAACGATAGTACGATCCTGATCCTCATTATTCTTATACTTAATTTCATAATTCAATTGGGGAAGGTTTGAAATCCAATCAGTAAGTTTTTCATACATTGGAATAGGCCAAGAAAGTATAAATTCTTCAGCTTCAGCTTGTGTGAAATCTATACCAATTTTAGTTAATGAACTATTTTCATTATTTCTTATTGTTTCAATACAACTTGCAGCAAGTTTTGTTGTAGCGTCCGCGCCGTTACTGTGTAAGAAATTTTTATCAGAATATAGATATGCAGGAGGATAACGAAGCTTTATTAAGGTACCATCTCCTAAAATGACTGTATTACCTGGAGTGTTTGTAGCACCAGGATCAGGCATAACAATTTTAACCTTATTAAGATCAACGTCAAAATCTCGTTGTTCTTGATCAACACCATCAATATATGAAACCTTACTGATATTGCTAACACTCGTTGCACGAAGTTGAATGAATGCCCATTCAAGATCTACTACAGGAAGATCATCTACATTGAGGAAAACAGGTTTAAGGGTTTCAGAATTCTTACCAATATCAATTGGGAGAATACAATTCTGAACCACTTGTTTGATTGCTCCAAGAATTTCAGTAGGATCACTGCCTTCTTTAGCAACTAGAAGAATCTTTTCATCTTTCTGAACCATTGGGCGATATTTTATATCTATTTTACTTACTGGCAAAACCATTCCAAAAATAGGACTTTCAATCTTAGGTATCATATTTTATCCTTGTGCTATTGAGCCTGTTAAGTACCAATCTGTAAATGCAAATAATACAGGAATCTGCATAATTGCACCGTCATCTCCCCATCGTACATTAATTTCTTGTACATAAGTAGGGAAAGCATCACGTAGGACAACTGCATGGGACTCACTGCCATCAGGTCTAAATACGTGCACTTCTATATCAGAAACATATGAAGCTTTATAAGAAATCTCATAGGGTTCAGATGGATTGTTTCCGGTTCCACCTGTTCCTGCAGGAACATTACCTCCTGTAGGCATCATTAATCCTCGAGACATATTGAAATTAGAAATAGATCTAACCCAAGTAGTAAAGAAGTTCCAATTTGTTCCTATATTAGGTCTATCTGGATCAGTTCCACCATCAGCATAGAATGTGAAGTTAAGATCCTGTACAATATTTCGTACAGGTCTCTTTTCAATCATACCATATCCGTAGCGAGGAACATCCCTTGTCTGTAGGGCAGCTCCGGGTAATGAGGCTGCATCACACCAAAAAGAGAGGTCTCTTCCTGTTTCGAGGAATTCGCTGTTGCCCCACAAACTTGAAGGAATAGGAATTTTTGCAAGGAATTTACTAGGTTTTGCAAATCCTCTATCTGCTTCGGTGAGAGCTTTAAATCGTTCAATGTTGAATCCAGCGATTTGTCTATCGTCAGGTAAAAATCCAGGGAACTGATCTCCAGGTCCATCAGCGGGGAGATCTGGAGTGGGATCTTGTGTTGTTCCGCCATTTATTATAACCCTTGTTAATGGTGCAGAATCAGCCAATTATATACTCCATTGAAATGAAGTATTTATCATGCAGTTCTAACTATCTTCACTGACTCTTGCCATACTACAGTCTCAGGCTTTTTAACAAACTTCTGAAGTGGTAGCATCATTGCTAGATCCCATTCTGTTGGGTTTATAACGGCCCAGGGGGTTCTAACGTGACCAAAAAGATACCGCTTAACACAAGGTTTGTAGAGACCGGATCGTCCAACTGCTTTAAGGAGCTTGTAAGAAAGGAGGAGTCTAGATTTGTCCGAGATGCCTTGAGCTTTGTTGGCCATGAAAGTATAGAGATTATCCATGAGCCTGCCTCGCAGATTGGGTGGTAAGTAGTGTAGGTTGAGCATGAGGTAGCCATCTGGATATATCTCTAAAGGAAAACCGATTGGGTAAAGGTCATAATAAGGAAGAATCTTTTTTAATTTTGGGTCATATTGAAACAAAATCATCTTACCTATTAATGTACCCTGACCTTGAGTAACAGTAGGAAATTTAGTTAGTGATTGTGGTTCATTTTTAATGACAGTTGGTGTAGTAGCAGGTTTGATAGTAGAAGCTGCTGTTCTAAGTTTTTGTGCTTGATCTTTAAACCACTGCCAAGAACCTTTTGTTTTGATTTCTTTTTGTTTAGCAGAAAAGTCAATGACCATCTGCTCCAAAGTTTTATTAGCCAAGACCGTATTCTTCTCTAAAAATTTCCCGCATTTTATCTTTTGCTACTAATAATAAAAATTGTGAGTCCATTTCTTCACGAGTTAGTTCTGGCCATTTTGCATAACATCTACTTCTATAAAACAACTCTAAGTCACCATGAAGAAGAATGTTTTTTGTATCAATCCAAAGATCATAAAATTCTAATTCAGTAGGATGTTTTTTATTTTCTATATATTTAAGGAGTTTCTCTCTTTCAGACATCAGGACCATCAGGACATTCCTTCATATATCTTATGAATTGTTCTTTGTCATATACACCCCAACATTCTGGAATGTTATCTGCCATCAATTCACACAAAGCAAGAATTGGGTCAGGATCACCAGGTTTACAATAAATTAATCTCATTGATTGTTCCCATATCCTAATCATCTTCCAATCCCATTTCATTGATTTATTCTTATCTATATATTCGAGGAGTTTCTCTCTTTCAGTTTTCATAACTTTTTGATAAATGAGAGGATTTGATTATCAGTTAAAGTAAAGTCAGGATATATTAAGTGAAAGTTATGAATAATAATATTGTTGCATAGGTGCATAGAATGAGCATCTCCTTCTGCTAAAAGTCTCATACAAGCATATCCTCTTTTAAGATAGCTTCGTTCGTCTTCGGTCATTTCTATTTCGATAGTTTCTTGTTTACTGTCAATATAGTCTTGTAACTTTGAACGTTCATTTTGCATCTAGTGTTACTCCGAATCTAAGGATGTCATCATCTGTATATGCTTTAGAGGCTTTCGGATATGTTTTTCTAAACTTTTCAATAAAAGCATTACAAGCTTCTTCACTATCATCACCATAATATGTCCAAATATCATTCCATATACCTCTTAAAAAGAAGAGATGAGCTTTTTTATTGCGCTCACTACCAGTTATGGTCACGAGCCCCGAGCCATAATTTGATTTGGGCAATGGTTTTTCTTTCACCGAACTCCTCCTGATAAACAGATTCAATATGTTTATTCACCGAAAGTTGATCTGGAAAGCGAACATCTTCTCCTATAACGAACGGCAAATTAGTACACAGTATCCTATATTTACGTTTTTTCTGTTCCTCAATATTACGTTCTTTTCGTTGATCTGACAATATTTGTCTATAGCTTGGAATTGCTGGCATTAATCGTATGTCAACTCGCTATGATCTTTTGCGTTCTGCTGAGACCATAAATAAAGACCATAAAGAAATATCCAGAGAGCACCACAAGCAAAACCAAATGCTACTGCATAACAACCAATTATTAACATTATTTTATTCTCCCAAAAAGTTCATTTTCAGTTAAAATAACAAATTGAGCACCAATCTTCTCACAATATTTTCTAGCACTTGCCCATTTTGCTTGGTTGACAGCATAGGTTTCTACTTCTTTTATGAAACGTTTGGTCCTACTAGGTTTAGAACCCTTTTTAACACTTGGCTGTTTTGGGGGAAGTGTTTCTTTGAAAGGTTTAATTTCTATTATTTTAGTACAGGTCTTCCCATTTGTCAACCGTTCTTTGACGATGAAATCCGGAAAGTACCTATGTGGACGATTGTCCAAAGGACTTATATATCCGATTGCTTTCTCTTCAGAGGCCCATAATACAATGTTAGGATCATGATCGAGTTGGAACATTAGTTTAAATTCCCAACCCGAGCGGTAGATAATGTTAAGATAGTTTCCAGCATACTTTTCTGGATGGGCGCATTTAAAGACGCCTTTCATAGGTGCCATGGTTCTTCCTGTATAAATAACTCAATAGTCAATATTCGTCATAAATCTATTTATAGGAAGAAGATGGCCTTAGACGCAACCCAAACAGCAGCCGTCCAAAACAACCAAAGTACCGGTGCTATTACTTTTCAACCAAACCCACTTAGTCAATCTAATGCATTTCTTCAACCAAATGTACCACAAAGTGCTGATGTTATTGCATCTACTTTTATGGATTTTCAAACTTTAGCATTTCCATCTGATAAGCCAAAATACTATATGACTCTAAACCTTGCTGCTTATAAAAGACAATCGGTTAATGTTATTGGAAAACTTGATATATACTCCTCCATTCGACTTCCTCTTCCTACACAAATTGTTGACGGTTATAATATTGCATGGGACACTCGTGCATTAGGCTGGGCAGGAGCATTGACACAATCTGCTATAGATAGTTTTAGAGCAGGTAATAATATCGATGCTGCTATACAAGGAGTGGGCGCTGCTGCTGTAGCAGTAGGTGGTGCTGCTGGTCAAGGAATTGGTCGAAAATTTGCCTCTCCTTTAATTAATGCAGTTGGAGGTGTAGGTGATGCTCTTGCATCAGCAGTTGGACAAGCTCCAAATAGATTTATGACTGTTGTGTTTGATGGTCCTCAGTATAAAGAACATACATTTTCATGGAGATTAGTTCCTAGAATACCTGTAGAATCAGAACAAATTCGTCGGATAGTTAAAAAATTGAATAATGCTGCTTCTCCTTTTGTAGGAGCTACTACTGCTCAATATGGAAGTATACTTTGGGGATATCCAGATATTGTTATTGCATCCTATGTCCCAAATCCTAAATATCTTATGAAGTTTAAGCCTGCTGTTATTAGGCGTATCTCAGCTAACTATGCACCAGCAGGTATACCAACATTTTATCATAATGCTACTGCAGGTGTCGAGCAGGTAAATGCTCCAGAAGGTATTGATCTTTCAATATCTTTGCTTGAACTAGAATTTTGGTTGGGTAACGAAAATCGTAATCAAGATGGTGATTATAATGATTCTAACAATCCTGGTGACGTATACGGCGGTCATACTGGAAATATTACTGATACAAACGGTGATACTTCAGGAAATGATCCACGTCAACTTAGGGGTGTAGGATCTGGTGGTCTGACCCTACCAACAAAAGCTGATGGTACTTTAGGTGGTGCCCTAAACTTCGATACTAATCCTACAACTGATCAATTTGATCAAGCTGAACAAAATGCCATTAATCCAAGTGCTAATCCTTCAAATACGAGTCCTAAATAATGACTGAGACCTTTTTTAGCAAATTTCCCGTCATAACTTATAACGGTGTAACAACTCGTAATATCACTGAACGGGTTAACATCATTTCGGGTTCTGGAAAGCGTATCCCTACACAATATCACCCATGGGAAATTGGAGCAGACATGCGTCCTGATCAGGTTGCAGGTGCTTATTATAAAGATCCTGGATTTGATTGGTTGATATATCTCACAAACGGTATCACAGACCCATATTATGATTGGTACTTGACAACAGAGCAATTTGATACATACATTGAAACAAAGTATGGAGACATTCCTACTGCAGAGAGTACTATTTTATTCTATAGGAATAACTGGAGTGACGATGATATCGGCATGACTGTATCTTCTTTCAATGCATCAGTACAATCAATTCAAAAATACTACGTCCCTAAGTTTGGGGTAGGTGGTTCAATTATTAACTACATAAGGAGACAAGAAGACTGGACAGCATCAACTAATCAAATTGTTCAAACAAACTTTACAAATGCAACTTCAACGTTTACGGAGGGCGCTTATGTCAATTACACAAGCTTGGGAAATGTGGTGGGATCAGGTCAGATTGTCTACGCAAACACAACGATCTTGGATGTACAACATATTTCCGGGTTTAACAATCCCGCCGATTATGGGGCGGCCCTTACAGTCATACAAGCCGACGGCAACGCAAGCGCGTCAGTAACCACATCTATAGTAAAAAAATACGTAATTCCGCTATCGGAAGCAGTTTTCTACTCTCCGGTAGCGGCATTCGATGTTGAGAATGAAAGAAATGAATCTCAGAAATTTATATATTTGTTAGATAGTGGATATGCGCTTGGTACAGCTGAAACAATTCGAAAAAAGTTAAATGGTATTGGGATTTAATAATGGCTGATTCTTATTGGGTTGACCCAACAATTAGTCAGATTAGAAGTATATCAATCAATGGCATTGATGTTACCAGTTATACAAACGCTATCAGAATATTTGAAACTGTTTGCAAACCTTATATTACGGGTCAGATTACTCTTGTTGACACTAACAATCTTATTGAAAATATGAAACTTCAAGGTGGGGAAACAGTGCGAGGTGCATTTGCAGCACCCCCTAATGATTCTCCTCCTTATGAATTTGATACTCGAATTTTGACAATCAAAGGACACCCTGCACCTAACTCTTTAAAGAAAGCAATTTATACTATTGATATTATAGGTCCTCTTTATTTTCAAGATAGAGGTTCTCTTGTACAATCTGCTCATAAAGGTCAAATTGGTACAAGTGCTATTCAACAAATCTTTGGGCAATATTTAGGTGGTGATTCTCTAAAAGTTCTTCAGGAAAGCATTGGTATGCTTGGTGATAAGCAAGGTTTCACTGTAAATAATAAGAAACCATTAACAGCTATCTCTGATATTGCAAAACAATCCCTTTTTCCTGGACAATCAGGTAATATCCTAATGTTTAGGGATCGATATAATGTCAATTTAGCTCCTTTAGAATACCTTATGAACAATCTTTCTGAACAAGAACACTTCATTCAGAAAGAAGTGTGGGGATTTGAAATGGATCCACTTGATATATATCGTGCTATTATCTTTGCAGCTGCTGACAATTCTAGAGCAGGCGGTCGTGGTGGAATGGGTGAAGTAGCTGCAGTTGCTAATCAAAGTCAAGTTACTTTTGATATGCATACTTCTGATTTAAAGATTACTGATGCAGCACCTATTTCAGGTGGATTAATTAGTAATGCATTAAATTCTGTTTCAGGGTTTCTAGGATTAAGCCCTGGCGGACTTGGTGGTTCACCAAATGTTCAGGTGCATAATACACAATTACAACCTGCAGCAACTGCAGCTTTTAATAAGACAATGAAAGAGAAGATGTATAGTGCGCAAGCACGAGGTGGACCTCAATTGCAATGGAAAGTACCGCTTCAAACAGGTATCAATGTAACTGTAGGTCGTGGTGCTCGAGTACTTTTAGCACCACCTACTGATCTTCCTGTTGATCTCAATTCAATAGGTACTAACGGTCTTTATTTTGTCACTGATTTAGCTCATGAACTTGTTGTTACTGAATTAGGAGATGTTGTAGGTACAACTACGTTTCAAGGATTATTGGGTGGATATGGCAAGTGACAGAATCTAATAACCTTTCTTTAAGACCATTTGCTACTATAGGTGCCGAAGGGATGCCTGCTAAGTTGGTCTCTAAAGATGATCCTGAAAAGAAAGGTCGTATCAAGGTTAGGATGATACATCAGTTAGAATCATTGATTCCAGATGATAAACTCCCATGGACACAACCTGAAGGACAAACTACTGCTGGTGCAGGTGATTTCAAATTAGGTGATTATATCATCGGTCAGTGGTTTCATGTCATGACACGAGATGACGGTCAAACTATTTCTATCGATAAAACTCTTACATCTCCTGGAAAAAGTAATACTAATAACAATTCATGGACAACTCACTTCCCAACAAAATCTCAAGAGAATAAGTTTCTTAAGAAGATCATGGCTGGAACTGGTGATATCAAGAATGATCAGAAGGTTCAGTTAGAAGAAGGTGATAAATCTCACCATGATCAAGGACGTGATGTAAACAATGGAAAAGCTGAACATGCAGATAAAAAGCCTATAGGACAAAGAGAATTTGATAAAGGAAATGAGATCCTTGATTTCATTAAGAAAGTAGATCCAAGTAATAGTTCAGGAGCTGTTCAACCTGCTGTAGATATTATGAAAAAATTACTAAATAACACAAATCCTCTCAATGCTATTCAAGGTATGATGGGTGGTGATCTATATAATATTATGAACCAAGTTATGGCACTTATCAATAAAGCAGGTGGTGGGGGTGGAGGTAGTAATGGAGGCATTCAACCTCAGATGCCTTGTTCATTGATTGATCCTAAAACTAAACTTCCTGTACTAGGTACACTTCAGTATGATAGAAATGCAGTTATTACATGCATACCTAATAATCCTGATGGAACACCAGGTCATCCACCAGGAGTAGGTGTATAATGGCTGATCAGAAGGAATATGGAAATTATGATCAAAAGATTTCTAATCGTCAAGATAAACGATTAAAGAAAACTCAAGATTATGCAGGAGATAACTACAATCAAGAAGAATACAATCCAGAAATGGTTGTACATGTTACTCCTGCAGGACATGTCAAAGGGTATGATAACACTAAGGGCAAAGAACGTACTTTTGACTGGCATATGTCAGGTACTGGATATGAAATCCTTAAAGATGGAAGTAAGATAGAAAAGACAATAGGTAATCATTGGTCCTATATCAAAGGTGGATCGAATGTTACAACACAAGGAAACGCTGATTTAAAGTATGTAGGTCATTTTCGTCAAAGCATCGATGGGGGTAGTCATGAAGAAATTAAAGGGAATAGTACTCAGTATGTTGGTGGCTCCTCTGCAAACCATACAGTTGGAAATCATACTCGTTCAAGTACAGGTTCTTTCACTATGGCTTCAGAACAAGCACTTGTTCTTACTTCAAAGGGTAAAGGTCAGAATAAGGGACAAGTAACAATCTCTCTAGGAGGAAAGACAGGCACCCTTTACATTAGTTCTTCAGTTAAGCATGTAGTTTTTAAAAGCACTCAGGATTTTATGGTTGAAGCACCTAAAGTGGGGTTCAAATGTGATAAGTTCTCAGTAGATTGTTCGGGTGATATAGAAATTAAAGCTGGAGGAAAACTTCATGCTGGTGCTGGTGGTGAACTTCACTTAGGTTCTGATCATGTATTTCTTTCAAAGAATATTGCTGAATCTCCTCAAATGAAAACAACAGTTATTGGTACTGGTAATGCTGCTAGTGATCCAAGTCCTGATTTTACAGATCATTTCCCTGAGCAGGAAGATGACGTTATGGCAGATGCTCCTTCAAACACCACTCCAGCGTAAGGTAAATAATACATGATCCGAGCTCTCAAATTTACCGCAAAGTCTAAAACACCTGTATATTATACAGATTTTACGACTAACTTAGATCTTAATCCTATTACAGATCAAATACAGCTATTGACTAACGAAGATTCTATATCTAATGCTTTAAAAACACTTCTACTTACAAATCTAGGTGAAAGATTTTATCATCCTGAAATAGGATCTCGTCTTCAAGCAGGTTTGTTCGAAATGGATGATCAACAAGCACAAGATTTTATTCAGATGGAAGTAGGACAGACAATAAAGAACTTTGAAAAAAGGGTAACAGTGCGTTCTATTAATACTAGGATAGATCAAGCTCATGGCGGGATTTATGTTTCCGTGTCATATTCTTTAATAAATATTCCAGAGATAATAAACACAACTTTCCTAGTGAAAAGATCAAGGTAATTTATGGCCGCAAATTCTTCATCCTCAGTCGTTAACCTTGATTTTGATGTATATAAGCAAGACCTAATAGCATTCCTTGGTGGCCAGCAAGTCTTTAAAGGTTACGATTTTGCTGGTGATAACATGAATGTCCTTATGGATCTTCTTTCGTTTAACACTAACAAATTAGCATTCTTTTTGAATATGGCTATAAGTGAAGGTTTTCTTGATAGTGCACAATTGCTTAATACCGTTAGGTCACACGCTAAAGATCTTAATTACACGCCAAGATCTAGCACATCTGCTAAGGCAAATATCACTTGCACCTTCCAAGCACTTGGTACAAACCAGCCATATGTCATACCTAAGGGTTCTACTTTTTCGTCTATTATCAAAAACAACAGTGTCATCTTCTCTGTTGCGGACACAATTACTGTGGCCTCAGCCAACACAACATTTTCTTTCACGGCAGATATTTTTGAAGGTATCTACGTAAAAGATAGCTATGTATTTGTAAGTAGTGATGCTGATCCACAACCAAAATTTGCACTTACTAATCCAAATATCGATACTAGTTCGCTCGCTGTTACAGTATTTGAAGATGGAAACGTTGTAGGTGATACATACAAGCTTTCGGCTACACTTCTTGATATAAACCTCAATTCTAAAGTATTCTTTATTCAATGTTCAGCAATAACAGGAAATTATGAAATACTTTTTGGAGACAACAATCTTGGTAGAAAACCAAAAGAAGGTTCGACCATTGTTCTAGATTATAGAATTTCTAGTGACACAAAAGGTAATGGTGCTGGTATATTCAATATTAACTTTGATCCTACAGGTTCAGCTAATGAGTTGCAAGGTGTAGTTACCACAACTACAAATACAAATGCTATTGGTGGTGCATCTTCTGAAAGCATTGAAACAACAAGATTCTATGCTCCTCGTTATTTTCAGACACAAGAACGTTGCGTTACTTCAAATGATTATAAAATTGCTCTGAAGACTCAATTTCCAGAGATCAATGCTGTTAATGCTTTCGGTGGAGAACAACAAACACCCCCACAATTTGGTAAGGTTGTTATCGCTGTTGATTTGACTGGAATCGATGGTATTCCAACATCTAAGTTATTTGATTATTTTGTTTTTATTAAAGATCGTTGTCCCTTAACTATAACACCTATTTTCGTTGCTGCCGATCATACATATATTTTAATAGATAGTATGGTTAATTATAATATCAATGTTACTAGTGAATCTAAGCAACGAATTTCAACACTTGTTACTAGTGCTATTGAAAACTTTAATGAAACATTTTTGGATAATTTTAATACAACATTTAGATATTCAAAATTCATCAATATAATAGATAATGCTGATCCTTCAATTATTTCAAATAATACAAAAGTTTTTGCATATAAAAAACTAATACCTTTGGTAAACACAAATCAAAATCTTCTTATTAATTTTTCATTACCACTTGAAAATACTTTACCAGCGTTACCCTTCACTCATGCAATTACAAATGAAAAGGTTCTCTCATCTTCTAACTTTACATATAATGGTCAATTATCAACCTTAGAAGATGATGGAAATGGAGCAGTTCGCATTGTTCAACCATCTGGTAGTAATTTTACTACTGTAACAATTATTGGTACTATAAATTATGATAATGGTCTAGTTACACTTCAACAATTTAAGATTGATTCTTATGAAGGAGATTCTTTGAAAATAATTGTAAGACCTCTTGATAATGACATTAATGTA